ACTTTCATATAAGTCAATGAACGTTTGCTTTTTATCTTCTAACGACATGTCTGCTGGAAGATCATCTTTAAGCATAGGCCATGCACTAAAGTAACAAGAGTCAGTATCACCATAAATCATTGAGTCACCTACATGATCATACTTGCCAGTCATTATCTCATTAACAAATGCTGACATATGTTTAGTGATAGAACGACCTGTAAGTGTTGTACTCTGTCCTATACGTTTATCATAAAAACGACAATGCTCATTCAAAAGTGCACCATATGCTGAGTTCAATAGAATCTTGCGAACTAACTGTCTCTTGTCCCAATAGTCTATATCTGTCTTTGTAGTAGACTCTCTAAGTTTCTTTTGCATCACTTTACGATCAGAATACCATTTAGATAACAGTCCAGGAATCACACCCTCTTGATCGGATCTAAAGATTGTACCATTAGCACTAAGAATGTAAGGATTGTTAGAATCATAAATCATCTTCCATGCTTGTGCGGCACTCATTTCTTCTTCTCTGCCATCTTCATAATCAATCGTCAACATTGTGCCACGTTCCTGATTTTGAATAGCAGTATATTCTAGTGAACTAAACAGACCCTCCCATAGTATGGGGCCTTCTACTGGAGCATCGCCCGGTTTATATCGAGGCTTTGCTTTTGCTAATTCAAGACCTTTCTCTTCCATATACTGATTAGTCAGAGTCTGTCTGACTTGCCCAACAATAGTCTCTGGAGCCATATTTAATGCACGAATCGTAGAAGGATATAGTGAATTGATATCGATAGAGCCTATCCACTCATGCAGTCCTTTCTTAGGATTCATCACATAAGCACCTGCCGCTTGACCTTCACTAACTGTATTGAGATTTGATCTTATCTTGTTGGGTACGACTACGCCACGTTCATGTGCTTCATTCATCACAGCCATTTCAATCATAGCAACTGAGCCCATAACAGTTGGAAGCAATACAGTATTCTCATGCGCCAGTTGATTAGCAAGTTCTAAAAACTGCAACTTATCATCTAGTTTCTTAAGTAGTAATGTATCCTGTCTGTTATATTCAATGAACTTTTTAAAATCTTTGTTATATAATTGATCCAGTGACCCTTCGTACTCAGTCTTTTTTTCACCAACTTCCATTTCACCAATCGCATCTAGTTTATAACTGTGACGAGATTCGTAGTTATACTTCTTATAAAGTTGTAGATAGTCTAAGTGAATACGACCAACTAAGTCAAACGTTTCTTCTTCTTTACCAAATCGTTCATACTTACGTTTCTTAGGATACTGTCCAAGCAAACAAAATCTACGTGTATCATCTTTCGACATCACACGTGTAACACGATTCACCATATACGGAATATCATATCCCTCTGAGTTCCAACCCGATAACACATCAGCATCTTCGATTAGTGAGAAGAATGCATCGAACAATTCTTTCTCTGTTCTAAACAACATAGTATCAGGGAACTCTGCAATTGCTTCTTGTGCAGTCTCATACGTCATATGCTTAGGGGGAACTGCAAGACAGACTAACTGATCAAGCCAGTCTAAGTATAAACTAACAGCAGTAACAGGATTGAATGGATCACTTGGAGGAGAGAATCCTCTACTAGGATCAAAGTCTACCTCAATATCAAAGAAACACGTATGCAGTTTGGGAGCATCAACCTTTAGATAGTTCTCACTGAGACATCTAAAGACGATCGGAATGTCTGCTTCAAACAGACGTTTCTTACCGTGGATGCGTTTCTCTTTCTCCCATTCTGCTTGTTTACGTGACGAAAACTTTTTGACAGGAGTTCCATACAATGAACGATGCTTACCTTTGCTGTCTTCATAGTACATAACATAGTTAGTAGGATATTCTTTGAATATCCGTTCACCTGCAGGACTGCGTTCTACGACATGTATTCGTTCCGCAGACTTATCATGTATTGCATCGACATATGACATTAAAGAGTTCTACCAACAGTCTCCAAAATATCATTTAGTTGTTCGTGGTCAGCATTTGTATCAGTCAGTTTGCTTTTGTATGCAATTCTGATTGCTTTCTTAAGAATAGAAGGCTTGATCTCAAGTTCTTCTGCTATTGCTTTTACAGTATCAGTCAATCCACCATTAAGTGTTTCGACTTCTTGCATTACTGCCATGCCTTCATTGACAAGTTGTTTCATCTTATTAACTTGCTCTGGATTAAAGTATTTTGCTGCCATTATTATCTCCTGTGATTGAATGTAAATCTATATGCATAGTATACAGGAAAACCTGTACACTGTCAAGGGTATATTTACCCGTTTCTATCATCGTCATTCTGATTGATGATTTTTTCTAATAGAGTGAGTGGTGCCCCCTCTACTTTAGAATAGTATAGTAATGCTTTTGTATCTTTGGGTAAACAATGTCCACCGAATCCAAACATACCGTCTGGTCCTGGTACTTGCATATGACTGTCACCGACTCTTGGATCTCGTTTTAGCATATCTGTGAATTGTTCCCATGATGTTTCAGCATCACTTGATTGGTGCAAATGAAATAACTCATTAAAGAATGATACTTTCGTTGCTAACCAACTGTTAATTGTGTATTTGATTAGACTTGCTGATGTCAAGTCTGTTTTGAATGTGGGTACGATTTTAACTTTACTGTGATGAATGTATGCTTGTTCTACTTCTATACAATCATGTAACTCTCCACCTAATACTTGCATGTTAGGATTAATGAAGTCCTGTAGACTGTTTGCTTCAGTTAAAAACTCAGGGTTATATACTAGTCGTAATGTGCTAAAAAGTGTCTTAAACTGCTTTAAATGATGCGGAGTGATAGTTGATTTGACTACTACGACACCTTTGTATTCTAACTCATCTAACTCTCGTAATACTTCACGTGCTATGTAAGTATCTACATCTAAGTGTGTCTCTTGTTGAGGAGTCGGAACACATACAAATGTGATCTCTGCGTCCCAATTAACTAAGTCTTCTATTGTATTATCTGTATATTTTGGGTCTACTATAAATTGTTCAGTATCTGTGACAAAGCCACTTTGAACTGCTGAGCCTACAAACCCAGTACCAATAATGCCTAACTTCATACGTTGCCTTTAATTTTCTCTACAAGATATTCTTGTTCGTAGTTTGGATCACCATGATATGTAGGAGCCTTTGCAATTGCTCTATCGACTCTCATTTTGATCTCCCATAGACGTTTCTTCATATCAGAACCCGTGTAACCGCAGTTACGTTCATTAAGCATCTCATATTCTAGTTCCCAGATGATGTGTAATGCTTTGTCGGATTCAGGTAATATCATGTTTCTATTGTAATATTTAATGCGATACAAGTCAAGCAAAACATTTCCCAAAAGTAATTTATGATAAATAATAGTATGAGAGCCTATCAATTTATCACAGAAAATCCGCTTAAAGACTTGGAAAACAGACTTCCGAAAATTAAGAGTGATCAATATAACGTAGACGAAAAAGGTAAAATTTATCGTAACGCCAAACAGGCTGCCAAACAAGCACACAAGGCAAGAGAACAATTAACAGCATCTGATCAAATGTTTAATGATGACCTGAACATTGAAGATGAAGTAACAAAAGCCGCTCATTGGATGGGAGATGTTTTAAAAGTTGAAAACATGCCCAAAGTCAAGTTAAGTTATGACACACAAGAGGCACAAGACGGGCATCATACAGGTAGACACGAACTCGGTTCTGATGAGATTTGGGTCTATGGAAATAGAAACTTAGTTGATATTCTTAGAACAGTATTCCATGAACTAGTTCATATTCGACAAGGAGAAAAGGATTTGATTACACCTAACTCAAGTTACCCAGGGTCTCCTATAGAATCAGAAGCAGATGAAATTGCTGGTAAGTATATCAAAATATACGGTGAGCAAAATCATCACATTTTTCAATAAACTACGAAACAAATTTATAAAACATCCGCACTCTTTGGATGAAACATACCTGGAACATCTAATTCATGCGTTATATTACGGAATAAGTATGATACTAACGGGAGTTGCAGTCATTATACATGCATTCTTTCCGTTTATGTTTACATCTACGGGAAGTGACCTTGCAAAAGAAATATGCAAAGATGTTGATACGAGGAAAAACACATGAAACATTTATTAAC